AGTATCTTATTTTTTTGCTATAATGATGAGTATAGAGTAAGAGAGTAATTTTGTCGCACATTTAGAGCTGTTATTTTGGTCGTTCAACCTTTTAATGGCACAATTTGAAAAATAGGAGAGGGTTTTTAGACATTTTTTCTAAAAATGGAAGAGGGAAATTCAATTTCATCCCTCTATGCCTGATTAGTTTATCGGCAAAACGGTTCACCTGTAATGAACAGTAGTGGGTTCAATTCCTACATTAGGCTCAAGGTAGAAAGATTGCTTAAATCCTAAGGCATTGCCGGATAGATAAGATTTAAGTATTTCCTCCGTCATTAAAACGGCCTCTCGGTTGCGACTGGGATGAAAAACTTTCAATTGTCCGACTGCTATTGGGGAGCACAAAGATGTTCAATTCATCTGTCGGGCTTAATGATTACTTTATTCTGCTCATTAGAACGGCTATGAGTAATGAAAGTCCTGAACCTAGGTATATGGCTACCATAGAATAATAAATCGTTTGTGAACCTTTGCTAAGTTGAAAGTGGGCAGAATTAAATAATTATTTTCAATACTATGGGATGTAGCTCCAAGAAAAAAGGTAAAAAGAAATAATGTCTAACAAGATAACAGAAAAACAAAAGAAATTCGCTGATGCCTATGTTGATAATGGAGGAAATAGAACAGAGGCTGCTTTAGATGTTTATGATACTAAAGATTATTTTACTGCTGCTAATATAGGAAGTGAAAACCTTAAAAAACCTAAAATACAAGAATATTTAGAAAGTATTGCCGGCGATGCTGCCACAAGGATAGAAGTTTTAAGTAAGACAGCAGAAAATGAAACCGTAAGATTAAATGCTAATAAAGATATTTTAGACAGAGCAGGATATAAGCCAACTGATAAAGTTGATTTAAGTGGTAAGTTATCAATAGATGAGATATTAAAAGAATTAGGGGGTAGATAATATGCCACAGACTAAAGAGTGGAGGATAGAAAATCTTTATACTATCGTAGATAAAAACTTAAATAAGATAGTTTTTAAGAAGAATAAAGCACAGCAGGACTTTGATAATAATAAACACACACGCAACATAATCCTTAAATCTCGGCAATTAGGTTTTTGTTTAGACCCTGAAACAAGAGTTTTAACATCAGATTTAAGATGGATTAGGATAATTGACCTAGAACCAGGAACAGAGATTGTTTCTGTTGATGAATACTGTAAAGATGGACAAGGTAAAAGTAGAAAGATGAGATTAGGGAAAGTGGAGATAGTTTCTAAGGTAGTAAGAGAAGCTTTCAGAATAACTTTAGAAGATGGTCGTAGCGTAATATGTTCTGCTAAACATCCTTGGCTAGGCAGAAAGGTAGCCACCGATAATAAGTGGATGGCCATTGAGCCAGGGATAACAGCTAAAAGTCATTTGAAAGTTGGTAATAAGCTAAAGTCAATTACTATTCCTTGGGATAATCAAGCATCATATGAAGATGGTTGGTTTGGAGGAATATTAGATGGCGAGGGAAGTATTGGAAAGAAAGAACATCAAGCAGGAATATCTGCTTCTCAGGTTGCTGGTTTTGTATGGGATAGAATGGTTAAATATGCTGAAGATAATAAATATAATTATCGGGTAGAAGTAGATAAAAGAAAAAACGGTGAAAGCTCTAAGTTCGGTAGTAAGGATGTTTATAAAATATGTTTCGGAAGAATGGATGAAAAGTTTAGGCTTCTAGGAAAAACTAGACCATCAAGATTTATAAAAAATAGATTTTGGGAGAATAGGGAGTTACCAGGAAAAAAGACTGGAGGTTGTTTGCTGGAAGTTGTTAAGATTGAACCACTAGGAGAAAGAACCCTAATAGACTTACAGACATCAACTAAAACATTTATAGCCGAGGGTTTTGTTTCTCATAATACGACATACGAAGCTATTGATAGTTTAGATGATACTTTGTTTACTAGAGGATTTAGCTCACTATTTATAGCTCATACTAAGGAAGACGCCATAGAGATATTTGATAAGAAAGTAGATTTAGCTTGGAGAAATATTAATCCTAATTTAGTCAATCTTATTTGGAAAGTAGATACATCCACAGCTAATAAGTTAAAGTTTGACTTTACTAATGGAAACTTCAGCCAAATGACAGTAAGTAATTCAGGTCGGTCAGGAACACATAACCGAGTCCACATTTCAGAATACGCTAAATTATGTGCTAAGTATCCAGCTAAGGCAGACGAAATTATTACTGGAACGATACCATCAGTCCCTATGGACGGTAGAATAGATATTGAATCAACGGCTGAGGGTATGGGTGGACACTTCTATGACATCTTTTGGGAAGCTTGGAATAGACAAAGAGAACCAGGCAAGACAGAGTTCAAGGCACACTTTTATAACTGGCAGTGGGATGAAGAAGACATCAATAAGATTGTAGAAATTATACCAGTCAGTAAGATGGACGAGAGTAATAAGTTTAAGGATTATCAGGTTAAACATAAGTTGACAGACAAGGAGATAACCTATTACTACTCTAAGTGGCTATCACTTAAACGAGATTGGGAGAAACTACACCAAGAGTATCCAACTACGCCAGAAGAAGCATTCGTGGCCTCAGGGAATACATTCTTTAATAAGGAACGGATAATGTATCTTTTACCGGACGCACCTAAACCGATTGAAGTTAATAAGTCAGATATACCCGAGAAGTTGTTAAAGTATTACATAGATGGTGATTTACTATTTTATAAGACACCAGAGCAGTTAGGGAGTTATGTAATAGCCGCTGATGTGGCTGAGGGCAAGGAAGGTGATAGTTCAAACTGTATTTTAATTGATAACAACACATTTAAGCCTTGCGCCGAGTTTGACAGCAACAAGATAAGACCGGATGAGTTCGCACTCTTATTAGATACACTGGGTAGATGGTATAACAACGCCTATCTAGGGGTTGAAAGCAACGCAGGGTTATGGGTATTGACCCAGTTATTTGAAAGTCATATGTATCCAAACCTATACTGGAGAGAAACAATTGATGATGTAACGCACACTACGGGTAGAAAGTTAGGTTTCTCAACAAGCTCAGTAAGTCGTAAACCGATGTTAGATAATCTACTAGTTCAGGTTAATTTATTTGAAGGTATATGGACTAAAAGATTTCTACAACAATGTTTAGTGTTTATTAAAAATGATTTAGGTAGACCAGAAGCTATGCCAACCAAACACGATGACGCAATTATAGCTATGGGTATACTTCATTATATCCGTGAGAATGTCCCGTCAGTTAAGACCGATATTAACACAGGAGAGTTAAAAACAGTAGCTGAACGCATAATGGCTAGGCTGGCACAACACAACAAAAATAACAATTCAATAAGTCAAGATAATTACTTATAAATATGGACTTGAATAAATTAGACAAGGAAAAGAAGATAGCAGACATTAAGCTAGACGATAAAGAGAACAAGCTAGTAGATTTTTTGTCATCTCGGATTGAAGTATTAAAACGAACTAAGACTGATATTGGTGGTGGCTTAAACTTTGAAGAGTTAATGAGAGCAGCCGATAAAGAATATTTACCCAACGACCTTACTCATAAGTTAGGAGTAGATGATAAGCACAACCTAGTCTTAATGCAAGACGATACATTAGGATTAAGAGGAACAAGTCGTGTAATCAGTTTAGACTCACTAAGCCAAGACAGCTGGAGGTCAACACTAAGTGAACCAACACTATTAGTTAAGATACAAACAGCACTATCTATTTTAATAGACCAGAACCCTGAAGCAGTATTTAAGGCTACTAATGAAAAATATGAGAAACGAAACAATGTAGCTAAGGCTTTGTGGAAGCGTAGCTGGGAAATAAACAACGGGATTGATGTCCTCAAGTTGTTTGTTTTTGATTTAGCTAAATACGGATTTGCTGTTGGACACACAGTCCCACGCATTTTGAAACGAGATAAAGAGATTTTAATATCAATTGACACCGATAAACCTGAGAACAACAAATACAAAAAGATTAAATTGGTTGAGTTTAATGATGTATATCGTGAGAAGCTTGATTTATACCGGACTTGGATAGACGATAAAGCTAACCTAACAGACCCATTCTCAATCAACGACTGGTATTATGAGAAAGACTACACCGCCGATAAGTTTGAAGAAGAGTTTGGAATGTATAAGAACTCTAAGGCAGTTAAGTGCGGCACACCTAAGCAAGAAAATAATGACGGTGAAGGCCAAATGAACTCAGCCACTAAGACCCGTGATGATATAATCACGGTAGGATTTTACGAGAACAAAGAGAAAGATTTGTTTTGTATATTTATACCCGACCAAAATATACCAGTGTATTACTCACCACTTCCTAACGATGATGGTAAATTAACTTTGTGGTATGCTAGTTGGATAGAGCGTGACCCTCGGACTATTTATGGTATTGGATTATACGAACTATTAAAGAACAGCAAGGTGATGTATGACCGAATGAAGAATATGAATGTTGACCAAATAACAATGGCTACTTACCCGATGTTATTTATGTCAGGCACGCCTAAAGATGGTCAATCTGAAATCATACTTTCTCCTAATACTATTCAGCAAAAGAACCCCGGAACAACTGTTGAACAAGTCAAGATACAATATGATAATCGTGGTTGGGAAGCTATCGGTATGATAAAGGAAGAAATAGACGACACTACTGGAATTACACCAACACTACAAGGAGAGGTAGAAGGCAAGACTTTAGGTGAAACCTTACACGCTAAAGACTCGGCTTTGAAACGACTTAATATCCCGATGTTAAACATAGCTAAGGCTATTGAGATGGACGCCTATATTACGCTGTCTTGGGCTAATCAAGTCTATTCAACACCAGAGATACAAGAGTTTACCGATGCTAAAGATATGCAAGAGTATGAAGACGAATACGGAGTTAAAGCTGATAGTTTTGAAAGCGAGGGTGTAGATGAACAAGGCACTCCAATTGGACAAATTAAAAATGCTCAATATTATCCTAACCTTGATTTAGGACTAGATGAAGACAGAGAAGGAGTATTGATTGAAAGTCCAGACCGTAGATTTTTTCAATTAGGTAATAACGCAACCGAAGAAGGAACAATAGGACTAGGTGATTTGAAATGGGAAGGTAAGATTAGCGTTAAAGCTATGTCTATTATAGCCCCTAACCCAGAGATAGAACGCCAACGAAAGTTAGAGTTGTTTAATGTTATAAGTCCGGTAGTTTATCAGATGTCCTTGTTAATGAACCAACAAGTAGACCCAACAACCGGTCAATCATTTACACCACAAGGCGGTTTAGAAGTAGCTATGGACTTATACAATCCAGTTAAACAGATTTTAGAAATACAAGACGAGAAACCTGAAAACTGGTTGCCTAAGAGATTGATTGAAATGGTAGATAACCCAGAGATGTATCAACAGGTAAAGCAAGTTCAAGCTGAAGAAGCAAAAGCAATGGAGAAAGAACAAAATCCATTGTTTATAGATGCTGAACAGGTTGGACAAGAAAACACGCAAGGTGGAGCTCCTGTGGCCTCTCCGATGGCACAGAAAGGTAATCAATCAGTAGTAGCACCAAGCTCAATAGCTAATCCTGTTAGACAGACTATGGGTGCTATGAGTGGAGCAGAAACTAAAGCAACACAATGGTAGACAGAAAGTTACTTCAAGACGCACAGACAAGTCTATCTTGGGAAGCTGTTGAACAGTATCTTAATGAATATGTCCAAGATAAACTAGACTTAACCCAGTCAGCTAAGAGAACAACCGAAGCTGATATTATCTGGGATAGAGCGTTTACTGAAGGCGGTATATTTTACTTAAAGGACTTCTTCCGTAGCATTGAACAAGAAGCCCGTAAATACAATGGTGTATAATGATATGGCATTAAAAGGTGTAAAATTCTCTGAAGAACATAAAAATAAACTTAGACTATCTAAGCTTGGTGGTATCGGTAATAGTAAGGGTAAGCACTGGAAGTTATCAGAAGAAGCAAAACAAAAGATAAGTGAAAGGCAAACAGGCAGTAAAAGAAGTAAAGAAACTAAATTAAAAATCAGCTTGGCAAGTAAGGGAAAGAAAAAGTCAAAAGAGCATAAGAACAGTCTTAGACTGGCAACACTAAAGAGAATAAAAGAAGAAGGATTTGGATTCCAAAAAGGGCATAAAAGCTATCTAACAGAAGATAGTAGAAAGAAAATAAGCGATGCCAATAAAGGCGACAAGGCATACAACTGGATTATTGATAGAAGCCTCAAGTCTTATCCTGTTAATTGGACAAACACATTGAAAAGAAGCATAAGGGAGAGGGATAGATATACTTGCCAATTATGCAGCAAACAGCAAGAAGAGAAAATATTTGATATTCACCATATAGATTATAATAAAAACAACTGTAATCCCAATAATTTAATAACTCTTTGTAGAAGTTGTCATATGAAAACTAATGGTAGTAGAAATAAGTGGGTTGAATATTTTACTAATAAGAAATATTTATGATAAAAGATTACGCCAAGTTTACCTTTAAAAATCTAACTTGCGAAGCAAATTATGACGAAACATCAACGCCGTGTAAGACCATACTATTTACAATTGATGGTCATACTGCTGTTGTCAATAAGTCAGACCTTTACGCATTACTTATGCTCTATGCCGATGATGAAGAAATGGCTGATATGGTTACGGTTAGGGAAAAGAAAGTCAAGATGATAAGAAAAGCAGTCAAGGTTACAGCCAAAGAGGATATTGCTAAAGGTGCTGACGTCATTTTTACCATTGAGTATCCGGTGGATGAGTGGATATACGAAAAACAACAAATGGATGAAATAGAAATGTTGTCACAAGAAGAAGCCATTAAGAAATTAAGTTAAATTCGCCTACTTTTAGGGCGTTAAATATAATCGTATGAGTGGTGTCAAGGGCAGAAGCGGAATATATGAAAGAAGCCCAGAATCAAAATTAAAAATGAGTAATTCGCAAAAAGGTAAAAAACTGTCTGAAGAAACTAGAAAAAGAATGAGTTTAAGCAAGATTGGATGTATAATTTCAAAAGAGGCTAGAGAAAAAATAGGATTAAAAAATTCAGTTTCTCAACTAGGTAAAAAGATGTCTGACGAAACAAAAATAAAAATAGGTCTTGCTAATAAAGGAGAAAAATGTAATTTCTGGCGAGGTGGCAAATCCTATGAAATTTATCCAGTTAATTGGACAAATAGTCTAAAGATAGCAATTAGAGAGCGTGACCATTATCAGTGTCAAGTTTGTGGAGAAAAGCAGGGAGATAAAACACATTCAGTCCACCATATAGACTATGATAAAAAGAACTGTAACCCCGATAACTTAATAACTTTATGTAAACATTGTCACTCTAAGACAAATCATAACAGAGAATATTGGATAAAATATTTAACATTTAATAAATTATCACGCATCTCAAGCGTGTAAAAAAAAGAGTAAATTTATGACAATGACGCCGGAACAAAAGGAAAAGATGAGGTTAGGTCGTGAAAAGGCCAAAGAAGCTAAGCTAGATACCGATGATGGTCTAGCTGAAAAGTTTGACAAAGCTATGGCTACACAGGCCAGAACCAATGAGTTAATCCTTACTACACTAGAAACCCTAGTTAATAAGGACAAAGTAGTCGGTCAAGTTTTAGAAGAAGAGAAAGAAGAAGTCTTGGTTGTCCCCGTTGAGGAAGAAATTCAACACCTATCGGGTAAACAACTAGCGATGTTTGAAAGGTATTTTGATACCAATGACGGGTTTAGTGCTTGGTATAATGTTAATAAGAACATCTTTACAATTGAAGTGCCTGCTAGTTTCTCAAATGTAACAGACGCTCATAAAGCATTATACAAACAAGACTTACGAAGTATCAAAGTAGATTCAAATAATGTATTAGGAAGCATTGAGAATTGGTGTAAGAGAGTGTGTATCAATTTAGGATATAACAGAAAAATTAACTTAAAATAATCGCCTTCTTTTGAGGCGTTAAAATCAATCGTATGAACAAAACAATCAAAGAATTAGCCAAAGGTAACGAACAGTCAGTTAAATTAAATGACATTATTGGGAGTATTGAAGCCATCAATAAATTAGTAGAACAAAAACTCCCAGTGTTTACAGGTTTTCAATTGTCAGTGTTTTTGAAAGCGTTAGCTCCAATTTTAGAAGCGTTTGATGCTGAAAAGATAAAGTTAGCTAAAGAATTAGGAACACCTGAATTAGATGAAGATGGAAAAGAAACTGGTCAAATCAAGTTTGAACCAGAGCCGGCTAAAGAGTTTAATGATAAAATGCTATCTTTGTTAAGTGCTGATTTAGAAATTAAAGTCCCAGTTATTAAGATTAGTGATTTAGGAAACTTTGATATTGAGCCAAAGTATTTAACACCGTTAGTGTGGCTTATAAAAGAATAGATATTAAGTAATTAATATAATCGCCGACTTGTTAGGCGTTAAAACAACTCGTATGGAAAATCAAATAAGTGAAGTAAAAGATTTATCTGAAGACGACATTAAAAGCTTTGAAGATGCTGTTGAAGCAGATGACACACAAGAGGAAACTCCTGATGAGCCAACTGAAGAAACCATTGAAGAGCCTGTCGTAGAAGATAAACCCACAGAAATTCCTGAAAAGGAAGCTTCTACTGTGGAATTAAGGGAGGTTCGTGGTGAAACACCAAGAGAGTATGCTTTGAGGGCTGAGGTCAACAGATTAAGAAACGAAAAGCGTAAACAAGAGCTAGGTGAAACTATTCCACCCGTTGTTGAGGAAAGAGATACTGACGAGCAATTACGAGAATTAGGTTATGATGATGACCAAATTATCGGATTGAAAAAAGTCGTTGATATTATTGCTACTAAACAAGGGTATGTTAAAAAGGAAAACACCTATAAGGATATGGTAGACGAAACTCTAAACAGTTTTGTTGATGAACATCCTGAATATGCTGTTGAAAACGACAAAGACGACTTATACTGGGGAAGATTCAGAGAGATTTTAGGTTCTGACTACAATATTGCCGGTAAGTCATCTAAACAAATCAAATCTATCTTTGATAAGGTAGACAGAGATGTAAAAGATGCTTTAGGCGATAAAGAATTGCCAGAAGATAAAATTGAAGCTCAAAAGCGCAAAATTGGTGATATTTCTCACGGCACCTCCGCATCTTCAACTAAGGTTAATGAGGCTAAGAAAGTTATGCCTGCGGGAAACAAAATATTTGTTGCCAGCTCACATCCTAATTTAGTATTCAAAGATTTTGATGAAGATGAGGTTGAGGAATTTACTAAATAATTAAAACCTTTATGGCTGGATTTAAAAGAGTCAGCGGAAAAGACAGCGAAACGAAGTCAAGAGTTATTAGCTCACAGACCCTAGCAATAGGCGATTTGTGTATGGCTAGTAGAACTGCTGGCACTGTTGTTGTTGCTACTTCTTCTGCGACCGTTTCCTTGCTTCAGGGTGGTGGTATCGTTACTAAAGCGGCTACCTCTTCTGATACAAGCGTTTTGTTAGAGGATATTGTTTATGGTGCTACATATCATATATTAGCTAATGCGGCTACTAATGTAGCTCATAATTATATGAGAATGGCCTTGACTGATGCTAGAACTATTAATAACTCAGGCACTGATGACGCTACCAATGGTGTCTTTATGCAGACCGCTGTTATTAGTTCTACTATCATTGCTGGTGAGTTCGTTAGGGCTCTCACTTAATTCTAATTAACTAAAGACAATTATATGGCTATGAGCCCAATGATGTTAGCTCAAGCTGCGAATGCTATTGATAAATCTGTTCAAAAGTATTTTCAGAAAGAGTCCAATCCAGAACTTCAACTAAAGAAGTATATGAATTTCAGGACTACTACTGACTACTATGAGAAAGATGCTGGTATTTCAGGCTTGGGTGAAGCTTCGTTTACTAATGAGAACTCTTCAATAAAAGAAGATGTTCCAGTTGAAACAAATAAGAAAACCTACACTCAAACTCAGATTGATGTGTTAGAATGTTTCTCTTATTTAACTTGGAAATTCGCTATTAAAAAGCGTGATGTTACGAACATCGCAAAGCAGATTGATAATGCTTTAAATCGTAAGAAAGAAAAGTTAGCTGCTGAAAGATTAATTAATGGTTTTTCTGCTACCTATACTCATTATGACCAAGGTGCTGGTTCTATGACACTTACCATTACTGGTGGTGATTCTTTAGAAGCCTTTACCACTGCTCATACTCGTGAAGATGGTGGCACGGATATGAACAACGTCGTCTATGATGGAACGACCTATTCTTTACCATTTGACTATGCTGGTTATAAGGCCGCTATTAAGACTGCTGCTGCGTTTGTTGACCCTCGTGGTAACCCAGACCCAGCTAACCTTGATACCTTAGTTTGTAAGAAAGGCTCTTCGGTCTACTTTAAGGCTATGGAAATTCTAGGTGCTATCAGAGCTGGTAAACTACCAGAAAGTAATGACAATGATGGCACTGGTGTTCCTGCCTTTAAGATTATCGCTTTAGACTATTTAACATCTGATGCCTACTGGTATATGTTTGATAGTTCAAAGGCTTTATCTGATGAACAAGGCTTCCAATTCGTTGAATCAGAAGGGAACAATGTTGACCCTGTCAATGTTGTTTATAAGACTCGTGAACTACAGTGGGCTGGTCATTCCTTGTTTGACCTTGGCCATAATGATGTAGCTCGTTCTTGGGTGGCTTCCGCCGGAGATTCGGCCACCGTCTGATTATAGTTAATATTAGATAAAAAATTGAGTGTGTATGCTTGATAAAAGGAAACAACCAATGTCTGAAGAGCATAAAAAGAAGATAAGTGATGCTCAAAAAGGAAAACCAAGGTTATATGCTGTTGGTAATAAATATGCTTGTGGCAAAGAACCTTG